ATCCAGACAATATAAGAAAAATCATTGTTCACAATGGACATACACAACCTACATTGCGAACGTATTCTCTTGCTGGATTAGAAGTTACACTTATAAATGATGGGGAATTCCAGGGAACTTCTCCAAGCTCAGATGCCTTTATTATTAATTCTCCTTTTGTATTAATAAACAATGGGTGGATCAAAGGTGCAGGTGGGAATGGAATTAATGGCGAAGATGCTCCAGATGTTCCTGGATGGGTACATAGTGAATACTTGTATGATGGTTCATGGTGTTGGGCTTGTGGTCAACCAGGTTGCCCTGCTCACTATATGCAATTCCCAACAGGTGTAGCATTCCTACAATCTTCTGTTGATGGTAGCATGAAGCAAATATGGAGAGGTGGAGGATTTGAAGGTCATATTAGCAATACTGGACCATTCACTGTCTTTGGTCAAACAGGTTGGTTTAGAGGAGCTAGGAAAAGAACAAACATGATAGGGCAATGTGGTCATCGCTTTGATTGGTATGGCCTTGAAAGAAAGATTTGGGATACTCTTCCTTCCGGTAGCGGAGGAACAAAAGGAATTGGTCAAAACTTTAATCAAACATCTTCAACTGCTGGAACTTCTGGAACCACTATTGATGGCTCAACAGGTACTTCCGGTACAAATGGTGGAACATGGGGACAAGACGGGGCAGGAACAGGAGCTGGAAAAGGAGGAGATGCAATAATCGGTTCCAGCAAGAGAATACGTTCGCAATGTAGGTTGTGTATGTCCATTGTGAACAATGATTTTTCTTATATTGTCTGGATTTTTACTTGCTATAAAAGCAGCAAGATTTATTATTGTATTGTCAGAATATTGAGGCAACTCAAGAACCAGACTTCTGTAGAAAACTATGTCTCCATTCAAATACATTTGTGATATAGCAACACCGTTGAAATAAATCATATCCATCTCAACACTCATTAAATATGTTTCTATCGGGTTTCCATTAACAAAAGGAACGAATACAGGTTTGGTTCCATCATCTGTCATATATACTTTGTCGCCAATAAGCACAGCTCTCATGACTGCACCTTCATGTAATGTGGTACAACATCCACTAAGGAATTCGCAACACAAATTCAAGTCTTTTAACTTATCCAGCAAAACCTGAATTGTAGTTTCGTTATTTGTACAAACTATTTTATTCATAGATATGCTCCTTTATACAACAACTGGTTTTGAACCATCATTCGTCATATACATAACATTTCCAACTTTTAGCACCCTGATGACATCAGCATTTTTATACTTATCACAAAAAGTACTAGCTTCATTACAAGAAGAAATAAGTTGGTTTATGTTTGTCAATATATCTGCAACCTCTACTTCTCCATTCGCATCACACACTACTTGATCTATTGGGCAAGTAAACATATTAAACCTTTTCTAAACTTAACATAACGTAGACACTATCATCCGCAAACGGATTAGTGACTCCAAAGCCTGTGTTGGCAACAGGTGTCTCAACTATTGTCTCTATTCCAACAGACATTGTACCATCAAAAATAACCCTTGCAACCATAATTGATTGTCCTGATCCAGAACAAAGTGTACCCATATATGGCACACCATTGATCATAAGTTTTGACTGATGAACACTTCCTTCTGCTGTAGCTACGGCATAAACATTGTAATCGCCTGCAGGAGGAATTACCAATGTTGCTCCTGCCGGATTACATCCTATTGTGTCATATCTTTCTGTTGATATGTTTCGTGGAGTCCATGTTGCATTTGAACTTCCGCCATCACTACCACTCACTCCTTCGTGAACATAAAGTGCTGCACCTACAACTATAGGAACAACAGGTGTTCCGGTAATTGCTGCAATCGCATTAGTGTTATCTGTTATCGCCGAAAACATAACTGCTTGACTGTCAGTGAGTGCAGTAACTTCTACATTAGTAAGTGTAATGTTACCTGCATTGAGAACAGTAGCTGCATCACAGTCAGTCTTGTTGCTAGCTATTGCTGCAGTATTTGCTGCTATATCCACAGAATGTCCTGTACAGCAATTTGTGTTATCAAATACAGATGCCTCAATGGCTTGAAATGCAGCCAGATCAACATTACCTACCTGAAGTGCAGACAATTGATTGGTATGCGTAATTATCGTAGCTGCTGCTAAAGATATATCACTTGTATTGGTAACAACATCTGCCTTAAGTGCTATTGCTTCATCTATATTTTCATTAATAGCATCCATCATTGTCAAGATATAAATTCATAAGCTCAATATATTCTGGGTTAGCTTCACATAAATATGATTCTGGCATATATATAAGAAACTGAGGAACCCGTCCCCAATAACGATCACGAAACGTCTCTTCCTTGTTCTGGTCTAATCCTATCGATGGTGTTTTAGGCACTTTGAAACCCCCTGTCTGTTAATTTTACGTTTGTAAGTACTGAGTAATTATGTAATCCATTCTTTAACACTTCTTTACATGAGTTCATATATGCCTTGTAATGGGAACCAATCTCTGATTGTTCATCTCCATTCATTGACTTATATGCTCTATATGCTGCATAATTTAAAACAGATGAAAGATACTGAGGAGGAATAATGAAGTCTACTTTACCTATGTTTTTTTTGGTGATATATGGAGGAGTAACTATTTGAAGTACAGAATATTCCCTGCCTTCATCTGGATTTGGAATATGCATTACATAGGGTTGAGGAGTATATATTGATTCATCATCATTTATATCATTGATCCCTACCTCCTTATATGCATCAAATCCTTTAAGAGGATTCTTTTTTAGATCTCTCATAAAAACCTGTAATACTTTCTGAGAATTATCCTGCAATCTGTATCTGGTCTTGCCTTCCTCTACTTTAATTATTTGTTCTTCCTGAAGAATCGCAAACTTAGCATATACCTCAATAAGAGCCAAGTTCATAAAACCTAAAACCTGTTGATCATCCTCTCCTACGATTATCTGCTTTAACTCTGTATTTTTTAAAATGTCAAACAATTCTTGCACTCTCATAGCATTCCTTTTTACTTTTTTTTACTTTTTAGTATCATATCATACTTACACTATGTAAGAACCAATAGCCAACTCTTCCTCTTCCGGTTCTTCAAAGAACGGATCGTCCCATTTGCTGTTACCTGATAGCTTAGTATAGTGCTGCGGTTTCCATGGTTTCATCTCAGCCAGCATCGACACTGTATCTACAAAGTCATCATGTCTCGATTTGAACCCTGATACCGTAGCTCTTTCTAATTCATTCATTGCTTCGGTGAGGAAGGCGGTTCCGAGAAGATCTTTATTAAACCACACTTTTCCTTGTCTAAACAAAGGAACCACTGTATGAAAGCGTTTGAGCTTGTCTGAGGTTGGTCTGACTTCAACGATCGTGAAATATGTGTTTCGTTTATGCATTTCTTTTTTGATCCATGTAACGAATGCCCCCTGTTGTCCTGTAACTTCAATACCAACACTGCGAACATCATACTTAACAATATATTCAAAAAGAATATCAATATTTTTGTCCATAAGATTCCTGTCGCATTCGCCATCTATTAACATCCATTCATCATTTGAATTATAAGCCCATACCGAAATAACACTGTAGTCAGCTCTGGCTTTTTCTGAGGTTGCAAAGTCTGTAGTTATGTAAAAATTGTAATTCCCCTCATTGTCCATGACATCTTCAGTGTCAAACCATTTCTTCAAGTCAACATCTCGAACCAGCCTATCTTCCTCTGATGTAATTCGCAGCATCATTTCCTGCATAAAGGCATCAAGCTTACCAGCCTTTTTAGCCTTCTCGTACTGTCGCTTCACATAATCATAATCATGTCTGTCTGACCATGCACCCTTGAATGTCTCCTTAGTTGTGTTTTCATCAAAGTGCTCACATACGGGATACACGGACACCGCCCAGGCTCCTGATTCAATAGCTTTGTACAATGGATCATTTTGATTAAACGGTGTCCCATTCCATATGGTCTTGGATCTTTTTGGCTCAAGAGCAAAGTCTATCGCTTTGTAAACAGTATCTTCAATGCTTGCAATAATAGTTGCTGATCTTGCGTCTTCATCTGACATAAGGTCATCGAGTAGTGCGAGGTCAACCCTCTTACCAAGTTCCTTAGTTCCTCTGACCCCAGTTCTTGCACCATATCCTTTGACAATGAATGTATTTCCTGCAATATTTGTGAACTCATATCTGACATCTGTAAACCTTGTTTTTGGAACATACTTCTGGAGAAACTCTGAGTTCAACCAGCGATACTCCAGGTTTTTTCTCATGTTCTTTACACCATTCTCAATTGAATCACTTACATATATAGCAAGTTGAACTTTACCGAATCCGGGAATCTCACCGTACACAGCTAAATATAAAAATAAATATTCACCCATCAATGTAGTCTTCGCAGAACCACGATACAACATGTTTACGATATTCATATTATCGCCAGCTATTTGATCAAGCATTTTATAGTGAAGAACAGGAGTTTTGTTTGCCTCTCCTTCAGTACCATTAACAAGTTTGATAAAGTTTACGAATTCAAGAGCGAAGATTGAAGGTATATAGGTTGGATCTACAGTGTAATCAACCTGGTCAAGCCATTGATCAACTGTGAGATCTTGATTTACATCAAGTAAATGCTGGGCTGTAACTGCTGACATTATAATCCTTCAGTATTTTTGACAATTATATCATAAGTTTTTGGGAGGTGTCTGGTTTAGTGAGAGGATGATGTTGCAACCCAACCAAACAAAGTTGCAACGTGAAAGTATATCAGTCCTTACTTAAGTATGATACAATTCTAATAAAGGATTACACATGGCCAACAATAGAATAGATGGAAATGCAATAATAAGAGAAAATCAAGCAAAACATGCAATGACAAGATCCGGTTCCGGAACAATAACAGATTCAAATACCGGAAATATACTTGCATCTGCATTCTCTAAACCAACGCCTCAGCATAATATACCGCAGCAACCAATGCAACCTTCTACGCAGCAAATGCAAACAGATGCTTATGATGATATAGAGCGTGAAGCATTCTATGCAGATGAAGCTTCTGGTGGACAATCTGGAATAGTCGGAACCAACAGTTATGGTTCTCCTGTAGATGCAAACAAAACTCCTGTTCTTCACTATAAAATGCTTGATCAAATAGCTGGCGATAATATGAATATCGTAAACATGTTGTATCGTGGTTCTGCGAAGACT